GGTCACGCGCCATTGACGACAGCATAATAGTTGACTGGGAAAGGCTGGTTTGTACCTCAGTGGCGGTGGTTTCACCTTTAGCGTCAATCAGGCCCTGAACGTTCTCGGTGATAAACGTTCCCCGCTGAAACTCCTTGTCCAGCATCAATACAGCGTTGAAGGTGTCAGCTTGCAGGGGATTAATAGGAATCTGCCGAAGAGCTTGCAATTGTCCTGTGCCGGGACGCTTGCGAAAGATTTTACCCGGCTCGGCTCCTGTAGCTACGTCTTCGGGATTCTCCAAGGCTGACATATCGGCTTCCAACATAACCAGCGAGGAGAACTTCAGGTGGTCAGCCCCCATCTGCATAATGGCGTCAATGTTGGACTTGAGAGCGCGGTTGACTTCGAGAATACCTTGACCTGGGAAACGGAAGGCTACCCGCAACGGGCTGGCCAGCACATAGGGGGGCTTCAGCCGCCAGAAAGGGTTCTCTTCGGCAATCAAAATCTTCTTGTCGTTAGCCAAAATAACGTGAGCCTGGTCAACAACTATTTCCTGTGTTTCGGGGTCAACTATCGGCCCCCAGTATTCCTTTAGCTCAACCCGCCTTTCTACTTGTTCCCTGACTTCGTTCTCGTCCTTGCGTTCCTTTTCGCGGGTTTCGCTCTCATCGGGCTTGGTGTCTTCGTGCAGAATATCTTTGGGAATATCAAATCCCAGCTTCAGCAGGCTGGGGATATTGGCGTGCTGCAACTCGATAATCCAATCAATCTTGCCCGATTTGGTTTCCGGCCCCCAGCGCAGCCGCCACGGGTCAACCGCCCGCAGGTTAAGATAACCCTCTTTGATAATCTGGCGCTGCATCGAGCCGTCAGGTTGAGGTGTGGGAACCAATATATCCCTGAATTGCCAGTCGCCCCGGACGGCAATCAAGCCCATAATCAAGCCAGCTTCCAGCGCCTCACTGGTTACATCAAGGAATCCAGAAGCATCCCATACCCGCTTGACACCCTCTTGGACATAGGGAGCAAACGCCTTGTTGATGCCGCTGGGGTCGTCAACCAGAACCGTATCCCGCGCCTGGGAAAACAGCTTGCGAATGTTAGCGACACCCTGCTTGACAGCAGCGTGAGCCTTTGGAACCGTTACCCGCGATTGCCAGTCTTCCTTGTCGGAGAAGTCCTGCTTGTTGCGGTACATATCCCAGCATTCAAGGGCAACATTGAAATAATTGCGTAACCTGTCGTCAGCTTCGCGCCACTTGCGCTGAACCTGGTCAATCAGGTCTTTCTCTTTGAACTTGCCGAAGAAGACAGGTTCTTGATTTATGGAAGCAGGGCTAGTTGCCATTTACCTTTTTCTCTTACAATCGCCAGTTGGCGAGGGAACCCGCAATGGGGACAAAGACGCCAGCTAGTAAACTCTGGCAACTCGGCAATCAGTCGTCGGTGGCTTCGATTCTTAGCGCGGCTGACTCGCGTAACCGAACCACATCCTTGTCGTCGTGCGGGGTGCTCACTTCGAGGATTCGGCATCCTTTAGGGTCGCTTGTCCAAAAAGAGTGCTTAGTGCCAGGCTGAATCCGTACAGTTGCCCCCCGGCCCAACTGTAGCTCTTTGTATTCCAGGTTCAATATGCAACTGCCGTCGAGTATATGGAAGGTTTCGTCTTTCTTGTGGTGAAAGTGAAGACTCGACTCGAAGCCGGGTTTCAGTTCCAGTATCTTGCCGCAGTATAGCTCGTTGTTTACAATCCATAGTTCCCGCCCCCAAACTTTCGGGACTACCCTAAGAAACCGGGTATCGCAATTGAAATCGTCAAACCCGCTCATGGGCATAACTCATTGACAACCGCTTCATCGTTCCCGCATAGGGCTGATAGTCCAAGTAGTCGTTAGCCATATACCGCAGGCAGTCGTAACTGTGGTCAGCCAGATTAGGGTCGCGCTCTTCCACAAACTCGGTTTCACCTGTCAGCACGTTGCGCTTTTGCTTCCACCGCTGGTTCGGCAATTCGTCAATCAGGCTGGTGCAGGTATTGGAGATAAACAGCAGCGGGGAACCCTTCTCGCGGGTAAGGGGATTCATTCTCTTGTCGTCAATCTTCAATAGCTCGTTGATGCGCTCGATGGAAGTGTCTTCGTTATTGTCGGCCTTGACAAAGTAGATGCCGTGCTGGGCGTAATCCTTGGCGATGGAAACCGGCCCCTCGCGGTCGCGCATCTCTTCATAGAAACAACTAGGGTCGGCTTTAATCCATTCAACCTTACGGGGATACCTTTCGAGAAACTTCTTTATGTCAGCCGAGTGTTCGCTGATTTTCTTGTTCTTTTCGTAGTATTCGCCCACTACCCAACGGTAGTTTTCTTTGTCTCGTGCGACCACGAGAACTGCGGTCGGCGCAGAGAGGCCGTAATCGAAGTAGGCATAGAGTCCGGTAACAGGCCGCTCCTTGAAAGGGTCGAACTTACTGGAGTCGTAGATGTGCTCTGCCCGCTTGAACCCTCGATGGATTTGTCCCTCGAAGATTTCCCGGTTGCCGTATACCCAGCGGGACTTCCAAGTCTCAGGCTTCGAGAGTAGATTCTTAACGTAATCAGGCTGGATTCTTTCCAGAGTAGCAAGATTATCCAGAGTGGTGCCGAAGTAATAACCCCGATGAGCAGTATTAGGGCAATCGGGATGAAATCTATAGTAAATCCAATCGTGACCATTGGGGTTACTGGCAATCCAGGTGTAACGGGGACAGGGTTTCTCCCAGCCAGGGCGACGCCAGCGACCGACGCGGGACTCAATCATCTCATACATCCCAGCGTCTATTTCTTCCGCTTGGTCTATGAAAGCCCCGTTTATCTCCAAAGACATCAACGACCGCTCATCCATCGTGTCTAGGTGCAGCCAGAGAATCTCGCTGCCGTTGATGAGCTTGACCTTGCCGAGAACTTTCTGTCCACCACGTTTTGGGTCGTACCACTCGCGGGGACATACTTTCTCGAAAAAAGTCTTTTGAGTCGTTCGCTCCAAGTCAACCCAGAACTTGCGAGCCACAACCCAGCGTGAACCAGGAAACTCAGTAGCCAAAATGAGTAAACGTATGAGACCGCCAGTAGTTTTGCCGTTGCCGACGCCTCCATCAAAGGCGCTCTCCGGGTACTGGTTCCAGATAAAATCCTCCTGGAACTTATTGGCATACTCAAACCGCAGGGGTTCCATCAGTTATCTGCTTACCCTCACGTAATGCCTTCCGCCGCTCATCCTCTCCCACGAAAATCATTGTCGGGCCTTCAATCTTGAAGGTGTTGGAATCCCCTGTATCCTTGGCAGTAGCAATCCCGTGAGCCGAAAGCACCATCTGAATAGCTATTAGCCGGTTCTTGTCGGCCCTGCCAGCGCCTTCGCGGTTGATGGTTTCACTCAAATACTTGGCGCAAGTGGCTAAATCGGCTCCCGACAGGTTGAGCAGATTGACCCAATAGGCACCAGGAGTTGAAGCAATCTTCTTGAGAACGTGCTGGGCGCTCCTAGCTGCCGACTTTTCAGCGTAACCAGCAGTCAGGGCAGCCTGAACTTGTGTCATTCCGCCCGCAGTGTAGTTCTTGATGAACTCCACCTCCTTGCGGGTAAGAGCTAGTTTTGCTGCCTTGTCAGCCATAATAGGGTAAGGGCGGCTCGTTTAGCGCCGGTTCCACCTGGAGGGGGTTGATGGAACCATTTGATACCCTGGGGAGCCGCCCAACCCGTTGTCGCTCACTTGTTTTTTCTTCCACCTTTTTTTCTATTAGGCGCACCTTGCTGAGCAGCAAGGAAGCATTCGGCTAAATGTAGCCGAAGGTCTTGAAGTCCATCGGGTCTGTAACCGCAATAACACCGAGTAGCCCGGTCTGCTATAATTGAATCAGCAGACTCAATCGGCAGGCAATCGCCAATCCCCCAGTTATCGTTCAGCCCCTCTTCTCGATGGCGGTATTCTTATTCATCTCTACTCTATTATACACCATTAGAAGCAATATATCTACCAAAAGTTGTATCAACCTACTACTATCTATGGAATACCATAACTACCATTGACAATTTACGTCTGGTAGTCTATAAATGATTGAATATAATGTGTTTGTTGTAATACCGCAACCGCTACCTGATGGTACCAAATGGTATTCCGAGGGGTCTACCCCCTGGTCGTCTGTGGAAAACGTGGTGATAACATCATAGTAATCAACAAGTTACCATTGTACTTACCATATATACTATTATCGGCTTAGTCATATTAACCATAGTTAATGTATTACTTGAATGGACATTGGATGGCTGTTGATATGACATTCCATATCCAACAACAGTTAAAGTATCACTTTTGTAGGTGGCACTTGTAGGTAGTCACAGGCAAGTAGTGTCTGATGGTAGTCATATCCTATGGGTGTAATTACGCACAGTAGTGACTAAAGTCCTATTGACCTGTTTATGGTGGTGTGAAAGAATGCGCGGCAGTGAGAGGTGAGACCATGCGA